CATGCCTGATGTTATAATATGCGATGATCTTTGGATATATCACGACTGGGAAACAGGTACAGGGACATTCGATACTCATTGTAAAAATCATGGGCACAATATATCTAGAAGTGAATTGAAAGTGGACGGTTTGCTTGAAAAATTTGAAATGATGTTTGAAGATACACATAAAACTTCCTTGTTTTACGAGGATCAAGGATATTTTGCATTTATACCAGTATGAAAAAATACATAGTAACAACAACTATTAATTCTCCCACTGTTGCAACAATTAAATTTTGTCAAAAGCAAGACTGGAATTTTGTTATCGTAGGTGACACCAAGACGCCTCACGCAGAGTATCATCAGCTCGAAAAAGTATATAGTAATGTAAAATATCTTACACCTGATGAGCAAGATTTACTCTACCCACAATTGAGTAAGATTATAGGGTGGAAAACTATACAAAGACGCAATATTGGCTTTTTATATGCATACCACAATGGAGCAGACGTATTAGCAACTATTGATGATGATAATATACCCTATGACAATTGGGGTATTAATATGTTTGTTAATCAAGAAATTGTATGCGATTATTATGAAACGGAAAATGAAGTGTTTGATCCGCTTTCCGTTACCAACTGCAATTACCTCTGGCATAGAGGATACCCTATAGAATTATTGCAGGTAAAAAATAACGTAGTATATAAAGGCAAGCGCCATCGTAAAGTTTTAATTCAAGCTGACCTATGGGATGGTGATCCTGATATTGACGCAATGGCAAGACTAACGTACAAATCCTTAGTCAAATTTGATACAACACACCCTTATTTTAGCAATAAAGTTTCACCGTTTAATAGTCAAAACACGTTTATTGCCCGTGAGGTAATACCCCACTATACCGTGTTGCCTTTTATAGGCAGAATGGATGATATCTGGTCTAGTTATCTTGTTCAAACTATTTTTAATGAACACCTTGTTTATTCTCCAGCGTCTGTATATCAAGATAGAAACAAACAAGATTTAATAACAAACCTTGAAAAAGAAGTTATTGGTTATCGCAATACTTTTAATTTTATAAGATCCGGATGTGACCTAAATCAAGAATATGTTCCGAAAGATACGTCTCTGTTTTATAGCTTATATAGAAGCTGTGTAGCAAGAGATATGGATTTTTTATAAAAGTGTACTAATATTATATTATGAAAACAGCTGTTGTATTAGGTGCCGGTGGGTTTATCGGTGGTCATTTAGTTACAAGACTTAAAAATGAAGGTTATTATGTTAAAGGTGTAGATATTAAATCACCTGAGTTCGGCAAATCAGACGCTGATGAATTTGAATTAATGGATCTTAGAGATTCAAGAAAAGCTAAAGCTGCGGTATACACAAAAAATGGATGGAACGTTGCTGAAGAAGTATATCAATTAGCAGCAGATATGGGTGGCGCAGGTTATATCTTTTCAAAAGAACATGACGCAGATGTTATGCATAACTCTGCTAGTATAAATCTTAATATTTTGGAGGCTATTAAAAATTCTACCTGTAAAAAGATTTTTTATAGCAGTAGTGCATGCATGTACCCAGAACATAACCAACTTGATCCTAACAATCCTAACTGCTCGGAGGATAGCGCTTATCCTGCAAATCCGGATAGTGAGTATGGTTGGGAAAAACTTTTCAGCGAAAGACTTTATTTAGCATATGCACGAAACTATGGTGTAAATGCAAAAATCGGCCGCTTCCATAATATTTATGGACCTAAAGGGTCCTGGAATAACGGTAAAGAAAAAGCTCCAGCCGCTATTTGTAGAAAAGTTGCATGTGCACCGCAGGGTGGTGAAATAGAAATTTGGGGTGATGGAGAGCAGACCCGTAGCTTCCTTTACATTGATGAATGTCTTGAAGGTGTTCGTCGCTTAATGGAGAGTGACTGGGAAGGTCCTGTAAACATTGGGTCCGATGAAATGGTGACAATTAATCAACTTGTAGATATTACATGTGAGATTGCAAATAAACAGTTAGTAAAGAAACACATTCCTGGTCCTTTAGGTGTTCGTGGTAGAAATTCTGACAACCGCTTAATACATGAAAAACTTGGCTGGAAGCCTAATGCACCTTTAAAAGATGGTATTACTAAGACGTATAATTGGATTCTTAGTGAAGTTAAAAAAGGTGTAGGTTAATAGTTGATTAACTTAAAAAATATCATACTATTTGTTTATGATTATTACAAATATTAAGTCATACGACGGTAATTTACTTCATTCTCGCTTTGCGTACAAGTTTTTTAGAGATCAAACTCTCCCTATAGGAAATATTATTGCATTTCGTGCACCTATGCATGTAGAAGCAGAGGGTATGATCGATAGTGAAGACGTCCTAAACAACGATTTTATTTATAGTGATGATGCAATTAACTTTTTATGGGAAATACCTAACTTAGATCCTTTTGGCGCAGTAGCATATCAACGACTTTTAAATACACAAATCGCTAATATTCTTAGCATGAAATATTTAAATGCTCCTATTGAAGTAGATGGTGATGACCTTATGGTTCATAAAGAGCATACCCAAGGCGGCATTACACAAATGAAAGGTAAGTGTAGTGTTAGTATTACATATTCAAAAAATAATGTTGCACTAGGTCATACAGGTATAAATGTAAAAGCTGGTAAAAAGGCTCCCGCATTTGCATATTCAACCAACTTGACAGATGAGCAAGCAGATCAATTTATGAAGGACGTTATTGATGTATTTTATAATATGAACGAGAATATTTTCATCGCTACTACAAAGATTATCTGTTAATGACAATATTCGATATTATATCTTCAATAATTTTTACAAAGAAAAAAAATTGTCTTTTAACTGTAGATGACGAAACCGCTTTTTCTCCGTACTTGGTTAATAGATGGCTAAGTATGTATTCACCGTCACTCGCTTTAACTGCAAACAAAGTAAACAAGTATTTGGGTGTTTTTGAAAGTAAAAATGACCTCTTCACTCTTTTCTTTAATATGTTCCCTAAAGTAAAAACAAAGAAAATTAACTACATTAAAAAAATAAAACCTAAAGAAAAAGAGATAGATGAAAAACTTCCTTTACTCGCCAAAACACACGAGCTTTCACAGCGTGAAATTAGCCAATACATTGCATTTTTAAAAAGTTAAATAAATTCTATTATGCCTGCAGATATCGATACACTACCAACTCAAAAAAGTTTAATTGACTTTTCTGAATTACCTAAAAATTCATTTGATTCAGTTTTTATGGGTTATAACCTAAAAACTGTTTTAGATGATATTATACTTGTTCAATTAGTTGACGAAACTGAAGATGGAACTAATATAGTAAGAAACGGTATACTTGTACCAATTAATGTAGCTACTAAGGCGTGGAGAATTGGTAAAGTTATTTTGGCGGGACCTAATGTTAAATCTGCCAAGCCTAATGAATATGTTTGCTTCCCTAATAATATGGGTGTACCAATTGCAAATATTGAAATAGACGGTTATGGCACTTTAAAGAAAGGAATATTTTTAAACGAACAGCGTATATTTGGAATATGCTCAATTCGTGAAAACGAACATGAAAGTATCGCTTCCCACGTTAAAAAGTCTTCTTCTAAGTAATGTAACGGAAATTAAATTCTTTCGTAAAAGACTTAAACCTGGGTCTCCGCCTACGAGAAGGATGTTATGCACCAACTCATTACCTCTACTTAATAGTACAGAGGGGAGAATTGCACTCAATTACAAACGGGCGATTAAAATGCCAAAGTTTGACCCAACACAAAAAAATTTAATTATAACATGGGATATTTTTATGCAGGATTATAGATGTATAAACATGCAGGCATGTGATTTGATACAAGCTATCCCCGCTAATGAACAGTTTTGGAAATATTTTAATGAGCGTCTTGCAATGCTTTCAGCAGCACAAAAAATAGAATTCATGAACAAATGACATCTGTAGAAGAAATAGAAAATTTTATAAAACCGTTGTTGTTAACTAATATTAGCTTTATATTAGACGGCAAAAAAATAAAAACAGGCAAACTCATGTTGTTTACCGTACGTGATTTTTTTTGTGTATTTACATTAAATGATATGAATAAAAATAAAAAGGTTGTATATGAAATACCTTACCCTTTCAGCCTTAAACAGCTTAAAGAAGGGATTGAATTTAGTTATACCCTTGAGTCATTTTGTGAAAAAAATACAGCAATATATAGTTCTGTAAAAAAACTATGTGAAAAGAAAACATCCAAACTTTTTAATAAAAAACTTGTAATTCATTCACAAATTGATTATAATTAAATTGTGCAAAAAAAACTTAGTCTGTATTTTCCTGATCCGTATACACCATCTACACAACAGACAAATATTTTAAATAAAATAGGTGCAGCATTAGAAAAAAATAAGTTTGTTATATGCTGTGCACCTACAGGTTCAGGTAAAAGTTTACTTGCTAAAACAATAGGCAATACATCGCAACAGCCAACAAAAGAGTTTGCAGAGCTTATTACTTCATATCTAGCATATAAACAAGACTTTACAGGCAACTATAATTACGCACAAGAATGTAACGAAGAGCCCTCCTCCGGCGCATTTACACTTACTATTACTAAATCTCTACAAGATCAGTATACATCCTTATTTCCCGATACATCACTCTTAAAAGGTAAAAGCAATTACGTATGTAGTGTTGATGAAAACTATACTGTAGATCTTGCTCCGTGTACGTTTGTACCACGATTAAAAGACAAATGCTGTTCTAATAATGTTTGTCCCTACTATAATGCGCGTAATAAGGCCATATTATCACAATTTAGTGTTTTAAATTATAAAATGTTTCTCGCTTTACCGGATCACGTAAAGAAAAAAAATGTAATTATCTGCGACGAAGCTTCTGAATTAGAAGAAGAATTAATCAGACAATTTTCTGCTGAAATAGTTTACAAAACGCTTGAACAATATGGTATACCGTTTAAAAAGCTTATTACTGATAACAAAGAAAAAGCTAGAATATGGATATATTCGCTAATTGAAAATATATCTGTAAAAATAGAGTTTTTAAATAATGCTTTTTCTCAACACCCTAATATAATTTCAAAAACTGATAGAATACAATATCAGTATTTGAAAACACTACATAGAACATTATCAACACTTGATAGTACGTGGAAAGATTGTGAATACGTATTAGAAGTTGACGCTAATAGAGCCCTCTTTACACCGCTACGAGCTAATACACTATCTAAATATATTTTCAATAGTGCGGACAAGATTATATTGTTGTCGGCCACTATTATTGATCACAAGCATTTTGCAAAATCATTAGGTATTAATGAGTATATCTATATTGAAGCTGAGAGTGAGTTTGACCCCTCTAAATCACCCATCTATATATCATCAGCACACAAGCTTAACTATAAGAATTTAAAGGTAGTATTACCTAAAATATGTGATCAAATACAGGAAATTGTAAATCACCATAAAACAGAAAAAGGAATTATTCACACACATACACAAGAAATTACCAATTATCTTCAAGCAAGATTAGGAGGAGATGGTAGGTTTTTGTTTCGTGACACATTTGCAAATAATGAACAAATTTTAAAAGAACATAAAAGTTCAAAGAAGCCGACAATTCTTGTTTCTCCTTCACTCGCGTTTGGTGTTGACCTAAAAGATGATTTAGCGCGATTCCAAATTATTGTAAAGCTTCCCTTTTTTCCGCTAGGATCTAAACGAGTAAAAAAACTTGCACAAACAGATCCTGATTGGTACGAAAACAAAATGTTAAACTCTGTTGTGCAAGCTGCAGGTAGAGCAACAAGAAGCAAAAAAGATCACGCAGTTACATATATTCTCGATGCTACATTTCTAAACATAGTAAAGAAAGTCAAGAACAAGCTACCTAACCACTTTATAGAAAGAATTCACTAATAAATACTTTATGTGAAGAACCAAACATTTCATTGGGAGATAAAAGATCTATTAACCCAGTTCATCGCGGCTTTTGACGATATCATTATTAAACGGTATGATAAAAACCGAGTTGCTGCAAATGATATCCATGTAAGATATGTGTACTCCCCAAAACAGAGAGTAATGTACGATATTGTTAATAAAGCGCAAAACATCACCATACCGGTTGTATCTGTTAGTATAAATGGAATTCAACGTGACGAAAATAGAGTTTTCAATAAGATTGATGGTTATTACTATTCACGCGGTTTAGATGATAAAACTCAACAACCAACATCTATTAACTATAAGAGCCCGGTCCCTGTTAATATAGGTATATCGATGTCAATATTAACCAAATTTCAATCTGACATGGATCAAATACTATCTAATTTTATTCCATATAATAACCCTTATATTATTCTTTCATGGAAACTTCCTGAAAGTGTGGTACCAGGGGGATTTACAACACCTCAGGAAATAAGAAGTGAGGTTCTATGGGACGGGTCTGTTCGTTTAAGCTATCCAACCGATATTAATGCATCTGAAAAATATAAAGTAATTGCTGACACAAGTTTTACTATTAAAGGTTGGCTATTCCCTGCACAAAAAGACGACGTCAGTAATATCTATTATATAGATACAAATTTTTATAACAGCCGTAATGTTACTCTTTACGAGGATCTCACTGCGGATACATATGTGTATCCTGCATCGAGTCAATTTGTCAATATGGTCGAAACCGTTACTGTTTCAGGGTACCCACAAACATCTAATCAAATTAACTACACTTACAATACATGAACCTTATTGCAATAACAGATACTCTATCAAGCGTTGATGTAAGCGTAATGGGTTATAATTACGACTTATTAACAAATGTTTTTTTGAGTTCTAATAAATTAACATTTCCATTCTTAACAGGTATTGATCTGTATACAAATTTAAGAAGAGTATCTGCTATATGCCCACCCTTCTCTGGTTACCCTATTGATACGTATGTTGTTCTCGATAAGAATAGAGTAAGCATAAACCTCAACACACAAATTCTCACAGGTACACGTGGATTAGTAGATATTATATTTGCAAACAGAGCTGGTTATACAAAACTTTCTGATTTAAATTATCTAATTGAATACTCTGATTATGGTTACAAAATCATAACAGTTAACGATGAAGATATTTTAACTATTGATAATTCGTATCTTGTATATATCCACTAATTTAATAAATAATCAAGAATACTATATGGCTGATCAGACTAACCCTAATCGCGAGAGTACATTTGGACGTGATTTAATGAAATTTATATCGTCTAAACTACCGTACCAATCCATAAGTGTAGCTGATAAGATACAACAGCTTAATCCCAAATTTGAAGAGTTTTTTGATCAAGGCTCAAACAGAGAAGAAGCATTAATTAGACAATCAATTTCTTCTTCTATTTCTACAACAGAAGATGCATATGCTAATGTAATACAAAATAAAGACTACCACAACTTCATGTATGCAAACATACAGCCTGATAAAGGTCGTCGCTTAATGGATTATAGGACGATGGCAGCTTTTGCTGAGGTCGCGGATGCGTTAGATGAAATATGTGATGAATTTATAAACAAAGACGAAAATAGCGAAATTATAAGACTTCGTTTTGTCGATACTCCATTATCTGAAACACAGAAAAATAAAATCAAAAAGGAGTTTAAAAAGTACATTGGTTATTTTGATCTTGAAAACAAAGGGTGGGAATATGTACGTCAACTATTAGTTGATGCGGAAGTATATTTTGAGCATATAATTCATAAAAAATATCCTAAAGAAGGCATTTTAGGTGTTGTAATGGTGCCTTCTGATATAATAGATCCTATTTTTGAAAATGTACAAAATATGGTAATCAAAGGCTTTTTATTGAGAAAGCCGATTTATGATGCTAAAAATCCAGGTAAAATAGCGAAAATGGAGATGATACCAATGGATCAAAACCAGGTAACATATATTAATTCAGGAATATGGAATGAAACAAAAACTGTTAGGTTGCCTTTTATTGAAAACGCACGACGTGCCTACAGGCAATTAAGCTTAATTGAAGATGCTATTGTAATTTATCGACTGGTAAGAGCACCTGAGCGTTTAGTATTTAATGTAGACGTAGGTACCATGGCACCACCTAAAGCAGAGGCATACCTTAGGAAATTAATGTCCAACTATTGGTCAAAAAGAACATATGACGGTGATCAAGGAGCAACGGTACAGAAATTTAATCCGCAGTCAATGCTTGATAGTTTTTGGTTCGCAAAGCGTCAAGGTTCAGAAGGTACAACAGTTACACAACTTCAAGCAGGTCAGAATCTCGGAGAGCTATCCGACCTGATGTATTTTGTTAAAAAATTATACAAGTCACTTAAGGTGCCTACCAACCGATTAAATCCTGAAGATCAGTTTAAAGATGGGCTAGATATTCTTCGTGAAGAATTAAAATTTGCAAGGTTTATTATCAGACAGCAGCAACGATTTGCAGAAGGTCTTAAAAACGGCTTTATCACACACCTTAAATTAAAAAATATATGGGAAGAAATGAATTTAAGGGATGATTATCTTGACCTCCACTTTAACGCGCCATCTAATTTCTATGAGCTTCGTGAAAATCAAAGGCTACAAATTAAAGCAGAAAACTTTAATGCATTGACACAGAGTGATTTTATTTCAAAAACATATGCACAAAAAAGATATCTCGGTTGGACGGATACTGATGTTATGGCTAATCGAGAGTTCCTTAGAAAAGATAGAGAGTTAATGTGGGAATTGGATAATATAACTAATGGTGGCCCTAACTGGGCAGAGGGTGCAACGGCTGCCCCCGGTGAGGCTCCTCCAGGCGGAGCAGGAGCAGGTGGAGGTGCACCAGGTGAGACGCCACCTGCCTTCGGACCAGCTCCGGGCGGTGGTGAGGCTGCTCCAGAAGAAACCGCTCCTGGCGGAGAACAGGCTGGACCTGCAGGTGCAGCTGCGCCAGCTTCTCCCGCCACGGTGACTCCACCCGCATAATAAATAACTACAATGGACTGTTCTGCAATTACACCTATATCAGCTTTTCAAAGTACTAATCTTAACTCTAAAATTGATTCTTTTACGAGATTAGGATCTCGTATATCACGAGCTCTTGGAGCTCCAATGATTAATGTAGAGATACATCATGATCAACTTTTTGAAAATATATCACAGGCTTGTGAGCTGTTTACAAAGTATGCTGGTTATACAGAAGAATATTTAGTTTTTGATTCAAACCTATATAAAGACGGTAAAGGTGTAAAACTCGATGACTTATTCAGTATTACTCCGTTTTTTAATAGAACTAATACACCATCGCAAACTGTCTATATAGCAACCTCTACAATACCTGCAGCTTATTTTTCTCAATCACCAGTATTGTCAGGCGTGTATGGAGATGGTATATTTGCAAATCAAATTTTAACAACATCGGACTATTTGAGTGTTATAAATTTTAATAGTGCGGCTGAGTACACCTTTAAACCTTCAGATAATTCACAAGAACAATATGTTAATAGCTTTGATTATGATGCAATGGATTATCGTAAAGTGATAGACATTGTTGATTTTGAAGAAGGTTCAAGCACAGGTATCAAT